CAAGACCAGAAGAATTAAGAAAAGAAATATATATTTTAGTATATAGTTTTATTAGTGATCCAAAATCTAAATATAATACTAATTACTATAAGGACATTTTAAATTTTGTTTTAGGAAAGATTAGTCAATCAATCTTTGTTAGTATAGGGATTATAATGGTTTTTTCACAATATATTGAATCTAATAATGATTTTTTAGAATATATTAAGGATAGAAGTGAAAATGAGTATCCAGAAGAGACTAATAAAGTAAAAAGATTTTTAGAAACAAAATTGGAGAAATAAAATAACAAATCAAAACTTTAGTTAGTGAATTTGGTAGTATTAAAATAAATAACAGATTGAAATATCGCAGTATTCAGAAATGAATTTGCGGTATTTTTTTACGCAATTTTAGTGAGAAAGTGAGGTAGAGCAGCAATGACAAATTATGAAATTTATTTTGGGACAAAAGAAAGAGCAGTAGATTCTTTAGCTTTGCTTCTTGAATTCCCTGACCATCCAAGAAAAGAAGTAAGAGAGTTTCAGAAAGAAGTTAAAGAGACAGGGGCGATTAAATGGCTAGAGAGTGAATGTACCAACAAAAGATGGTGGAAAAACGAACCAATTATAAGAAATAGGTAGTGCGCAATTCTAATAACGGATGCAGAAAGGAGAATATAGATTATGAAAACAATGATTAAATTAATATGTAATTGTATTAAGAATTATAGAAGAATTTTTAAGCTGCAGAAAATACAATCTCAATTGTTAAATGAAATGAAATTGCAATTTGAATTATATGAGAAAGATAAAACTATTTGTATAAGCACATATCCATTTATGGCAACTAATGCTATATCAAAGCACATTGAAGTTATTGAAAAGCAAATATATATTTCAGAAGAAGAAATGAGAAATATGTGTAAAGTCAAATAATTCAAAAATTTGCTGAAGAAAGGGAATGTTATGGTAATAGAGAATAGAGAATAAAATCATTATCAGTACAAGTCTTTATTCTCATATATTAGTGAAATTCATATGAGAGGGTGAAGAAATGAATAAAATATTTAAAAAAATAGGAGAAAAGATAAAACAATTTGTTACATTTAAAAATAAATTATCTGAAGAGAAAAATATAGATATAGAAACATTTGTAGAATTTGAAAAATCTGATGAAGATAAAATAATAAAGTTGCCTATAAATAAAAATTATGAACCTTCAGCTAGATTAATTATTTCTCCAAGTCTTAAAAGGATACGCAAGAGAATAATTGAAAATAAAAGGTTATCAAATATATTAATGAATACTAGAAAAAATAGAACTAAAAAAAAGTTATCTAAGAGAATAAAGAAAAATAATACTTTAAATAAATTAGATAAATAGAGTAAAAAGGATGTGATTTTATGAAATTATTGATGCATGTACTAAAGAAAAATAATAAATTTGGCATTGATAATGAAACACTACCATTTAGAGAAATTTCAGACAAACTTAAAGAAGAATTTTATGAAGTTATAAAAGCTATTAATAATTATATCCATGATAAAACATTATTAAACTTAAAAGAAATTATAAGAGAAACATTTGATGTTATTCAAATATGTATTTTAATATTATGGCGGTGCCATAGACAAGCCTTAGACATAGATTATCCAACATTAATACAAGAAATTAACATAGAGCATAAAGACAAGTTAGCACAAAGAGAATGGATAGTAGAAACAGGAATTGAAATAGATGTAAAGGAGTGAATTACTAGTGGAAGAAAAGGTAAAGAAAGAATTACTTCTGTATAGGTTAAGAGAAATTGAAATTGAAGATATGAAACTTAAGATAGAAGAATTGATAGTAGGAGAACAAATAGGATCAAGTGGATTTGAAGAAAGAGTCCAAACTTCAATGAATTGTAAAAATAATGATTCAGCTATGAATCAAATTCAAAATTTAGAAAATGAAATAAAATACAATGAAATAGCTAATAAGAGAATTGATAATGCATTAAGAAGATTAGATAAAGAAGAAAAAGAGATAATAACAAAAATATTTATAGATAAAAAGAGTATTTCACGGACTTCACAGGAACTATTTAAAAGTAGAAAAAGTGTTAAAAAGACAATTGAAAATTCATTTAAAAAAATAAAATTAGCGTAAAAAGGAACAACAAAGGTATCAGCTAGGGTATCAGTTAGGGTATCAGTTAGGGTAGCAACGAAAGTACCTATCAGGGAACTATTTTTAATAGTATAATGTAATCAGTTAAGAAACCAGTAGAAACAAAAAAATATATTCGAAAGGAAGTGGAATCCCTCCATTGGCACGAATATATAGTATCTACTGGTTTATTTTTATGAAAAGAAATGAGGTGAGAACATGAAACTAATATATACAGCGTATAAATGCAAAAATAGCAAATGCGGAAAAGATTCAATATTAATTACAGAAGAAGTAGAAGACACATTAAAACAAGGTAAATATATTTCATGTTCTCATTGTGGTTGTAAAAATTTGAGAGAAGAGAACAGAAGCAACGATTTACGAGAATGCATGGATCATGCTACTTATAAAAAAGTCCATGGAGCAATTAGGCAGGTGAGGCATAGTTGAGAGAAAAGGGAAAGAATGCAGCTATAGCTATAAAAAACCCTACTGATGTAAAAAGAATATGTAATGATTTAAAAATTAGGAATGAAAAAGCTTATATACTTTTTATGATTGGACTTACCACTGGATATCGTGGTGGAGATTTAATTAAACTTACAGTAGGAGATCTAAGAGAAGCTATTAGAACTGGAAAGTTAGCAGTACTAGAAGAAAAAACAGAGGATACAAGAAAAGTACCATTCAAAAGAGTGGTTTTTTTAAGTGATAAATTTAGAAAGTTCTTAAGTGATTATATAAAAGGAAAAGATGATGCAGAATATATCTGTTGGTCACAAAAAGGAAAAGGTGAAGGAAACTTAAAGGAACATATAAGAAGAGACTCTTTAGGTAAGATATTTAAAAAATCATGTGTAAGATTAGGAATAGCTAATATATCTGTTGGAGTTCATACACCAAGGAAAACTTATGGCTTTAATCAATATATAACACATGGAAAAGATATAAATTTTGTTCAAGAACTTTTTGGGCATTCTACTCAAAAAATGACCAAAGAATATATTGGAATTGATGAAGAAATGGCAAAAGAATCTTCAACTACTATGGATATTTTTGTACCTTAGAAGTTGGGAAATATATATTTTTTTTATATTAAAATCCCTCACTTTTTAGGGTAAAGATATTAAAGTCTGAAAAATCAGTATATATATTGTGTAGACATTTAAAAATAAAAATACCACACTTCTACACATAGTGAGGGATTTTAAAAGTAAATAAATGTAAATATATATTGAAATGTATATAAAAAGTGTAGGAAATGCATGGGAAATAAAAAAAGTGAATTGAGTTAGCCAAAAAACAACTCAATTATTTATTCTAAATTATTTTAAAATCATACCTCAGATGGTATTAATGATAATATAATTTTTTATATTATTTAGGTGGGTGAAAGAATGAGTAGACCAAGAAGTTCGAATAGGGATAAAGCATATGAAATGTATATAAAATTTAATGGAAAAATAACGTCTAAAGAGATATCAATTTTATTAAATGAAAATGAAAACAATATAAATTGTTGGAAAACACAGGATAAATGGAAAAAGAGACTTAATAAAGTCGGTGCTCCTTATGGAAATCAAAATGCTTTAGGGAATAAAGGTGGAGCTCCAAAAGGAAATATAAATAGTTTTAAGTATGGTAATTATACAAAAAGAATACCTTTTGCAGTTAAAACTATTATGGAAGAACTTAATATAGAAGATCCAATAGAAAGATTATGGAGAAACATTTGTCTACAAGATGCAAGGATAATCAATATGCAAAATATAATGCATGTTGATAGTAAAGAGGATACAACCAAGGAACTTAAGAAAACATCTAGTGGAGACAAGATGGAAAGTGAAGAGTATGAAATACAATTTGCTTGGGATAAGGAAGCAAATCTTATGAATACTCAATCAAAATCAATGAATACTTTAGCTAAGCTTATAAAGCAGTACGTTGACATGGTTAATGCTAATTGGGATTTAGCTACCGAAGAACAAAAGTTAAGAATTCAAAGATTAAGGAATCAAGTAGCTAATCCAGAATTTAAACATAAAAAAGAAGTAGATAAAGAAAAATTAAGGTTAGAAAATGAAAGATTTGAACATCAAAAGAAGGTAGATGAATCAAAGATATGGTAAAAATATTTAGCAATAACTATATTATTATGTAATAGTTGTATAAAAAGTTATATAATTATATAGAGGTGGTTAACATGAGTATTATTGATAATATGAAAGAACAAAGAAAAATAGATAAAGAGGAAGCTATAAAGGCTTTTGGAGAAGCTAAGGAGTATGCTAAAGAGTCATTCAGTA